TCTTTAAGAAATTCTGTGCTTGCAAATAACCAGATCTACCAGTTAACTGATTAAATCCTCTTCCGTAATATTTTGCTCCATCATCTGGTTGTGTATTTCCTACAAATTTACCATTACCAGATGGGTTATAGATTTTACGGAAAAAGTCTTCTCGTCCTTTAACTTTATAATCCCACTTAGCATATTTTTCTGCTTCAGCTTCGCTTCCTGGTGGGAATGTTCTACCAAAAATTTTCATTAAAGAACTTGCAGGATAGTATGTGTATTCACCGATTGGTTGCCAACCAGTTTCACCTCCAGCGATTGCTAGAACTGCACACTTAGCATACTTACTTTTTAATCCAACTTTCTCACATGCCTCAAGAAGATATTGAATGTTTTGTTTAGCCTGTGTTGGGTTTGGTGTAGAATTTGGTGGTGGTGTTGTTGGAATATCTGTTTTTAGTGCAGATTCTGGTGGAGCATTTGGAACTTTTTGTTCAGTAATAGGTGGTTCTCCACCTGCTGGTTTTGCATCAGGCGAATTATTTCCAGCTTCAATACTACCAATTGTTACAGGAATACCTTCACCTGTTTTAACTGCTTCACCACTTGCGTCTGTTAAAACACCACTATCAGTCGCAATAACATCTGCATTCTCATCATTAATATGCTGTGCAGATTTTGTTTGTGGGATACCACCAAAAGTTCCCAACATAATTGGCTCTTGTTGCTCTGCATCTCTGAAAATAATAACGCACCATGTTCCAAGAACTGGACCTGTTGGTGTCCAACCAATACCATTCATCGCAGCAGAAGTAACTGGTGTCATAGGATATGCCCATGGTAGTTCTTCAGTTGGAAGAATAGTTTTATTTTCTGTGTGTAAACCAACCACACGTACACGACAACGTCCAAGTCTTAGTGGATCGTCTCTATCTTCAACTACACCTGTATAATATCCAACACCTATCATATACCACCCTTATTCAAATCCATTGTAAGAGAATCTTTAATCAATTCCATATGACACTCATGTTTTTCTTTGTCGATAATATGATTGATAGCTGCAATCAAATAGTAACCACCAACAATTTTATCTTTCTCTGCATTAACATCATCCTCTCTTCCGATCGGCTGATTCTTAAATGTAGTTACCATTACCTTTTGACCAACTGTATAATCTAATCTTCCTGCAACAACAATTTCAATTTTGTATGCCATTGATTGTAGTAAACGTGAAACACGTTTCTGCATAACTCTTGCATTAGAAACATCACCATAATTAGAAAATAATTGTGTTACAATAATATCGTGGAAGATAGTTGAATCATACAACGAGAATACATTATTTGCAGCGATTGGGTATTTGTTTAATCTTCTTTCTTTTGATTCCTCACCCCAATCTTTAAGATAAGAAAATTTCTTATCGAAGTATCGTTTAGTTGTTATGTCATTAAATTTTAATCGAGATCTATAAACACCTGAAGATGCATTTTTAAGGAAGTCGTTAGAAACACCGATACGTAACTCTGTAATCTTTTTAAATTCACGTTCTGGAACACGACTAGAGCCACCACCTTTATTAATCATATCCTCTGCATTATTGTAGATAAACTCTTGTTTAGCTGGTTGGTCATTTAAGTAATCAAGAGATACAAAGTTAAACCCATTTCTATTTTCAAAGAAAGTATATGTAGGATTACCAACAACAGTTACAGCATTATCAAGAAGGAAGTTAATATTTCTAACTGGTGACCAATAATTTGATATGTACTTGGTTTTGTTTTTTGTTTCTTCAATATTATATCTCTTCTCAGAAGAAAGAGCAGTTTCCTCAGTAATTAATCTTTGAACAATATCTGAAATTTTACCATCATATGATCTTGAAATTTTTTGGTTTAGATCAACGATTGCTTCTCCAGTAATAAAACCAAGTCTGAATATTGTGCTTCTCTCAGATGGTTCCTCTCTGTCTGTCATATTATAAACATAAAATTTACCAGAAATTCTTCCACCACTATCTTCAAGTGTTGGTGTTGATACAGTTATATCAAGTATTTCCTGCCCAACGATAGGGAGAGTATTTGCAAAATCGAAAGATTCTCTAAGTATTAAAGCACCTGTCATGAAGGGAGAAAACATATCTTCAAAAAATTCAATCGTAACAACCTGATTGGTTACGTTGAATGATAGACCACTTACCATCGATGTGATAGTAACATTCTCAACCTTAACATCTCCTGCAAACCTTAATATGTCTGCAGATACATTTGTGCCAGATAAACTCATACTTTAAATATATTGTTAAACTCAGTGTTTAATTGATTTAGTAAATCTTTAGATAGAATTTTGATTGTGCGTTTAGATTCGTTAACTCTATCCTCATAGGTAATATTATCTATCGGAGTTGCTAGAGGATAGTCATCATTAACAGTTAATCCATTTTCATTTTCATAATGATGTATGGCATAAAGATCGCCATACTTGTCTAGAGTATACTGTTGTAATCTATCATAAGTCATTGGGAAATCATTGATATAATCGAATCTTAAGTTAGCAAGCATAATTGCCCAGTGATACTTTGGTGTATCATAGAACTTGTCAGAAATCATCTCTGGTGTTTCACCATCTACAATGTTGTATAGATCGTAAATTGTTACGTTGCTTAATGTATCTGCGATAAATCTTACATTGGCAGTAATGTCTTTAAGGACAAGATAAGTTTCTCTCTCATTTTCCTTTATTGGAAAATTATAAAGTATGTCTGGTAATTTTTCGAAATACATATTAGAACTTGTCCACAATTTGTTGTTTTGTAAGAATTGCCAACTCTAGGAATGATAGAGAGATATTTATCTGAGTAGGCATACCATCATCGAATGTATTAAACATACCATTCGGTGTATAGTTAACAGTCATATCTTTTAATACGCAAGATGTATGACGATGAATATTTAAATTCTCTTTAGTTCCTTGATAGTAGAAGATATCAAACTCAGATGGGTAGATAAAGATAAAGTTGTTTGTATCTTTATACTCTGGGTGCATGTGCAGTTTAAATGTTTCAATAATGTTCAATACTTTTTTCGATTCTGTAGAACTGCGTGGTGCAAAAGTATAATCGAATGTAAACTCACGATGATTTACATTCTTAAAAATTTGTTCTTTCTTTGGGTTAGCTGCTAAACCTGATGCAGCTGAAAGTGCGCCAGCGATGCCTGGAGTTTTACTCAATGCTAAACTTGTAGCAATAGCCTTAGCATTTGATGACTCTTCTTTAGTTGCTGGTTTTTGTTTTCCCATCGCTGCAGCAATTTCTCTATTCTCTGTAACTGCTGCTTGATAAAGCATTGTTTCTTCATCAGCCCACTGCATAGAATAACGAATGCTTAATTGGTTTGGAATATGTAGAGCAATGGCTTTCTCAAGTCTTTTCTGTTGACGAGCCATCTTACCATCTGCCATATTATTAACAACACCACCTGCCAGAGTAGTGCCTGCTGCTCCCTTTGCAGCATCACCAGCAACACTTTTTAATCCACCTCCACCACCTGATATAATCTTACCAATAGCACTTGCGCCAGCACCGATTACTGCACCTGATACAGCGGATGCTGCGACTGCTTCATTACCACTAGTACGTAGTCCTTCTACATCACCACGAAGTCTATACTCTTGTGGTAATTCAGCATCTACAGATTTTTTAATTTCGTCTTTTAGGATCTTTGAATCTTCTGCTACGTTAATATAAAATACTACAAAGTTACCACCATATGGTCCTTCTGGACTATAAATGTCTTCTGGGTAACTTAATTCTTGTATTTTATACTTTGTGCTAAAGGAACTCGACCCACCTCTATCTCTAGATAAGTTTGGACCATTTCGTTCAGGTGTAGTACTTGGTATTAATGGTGCGGATGTTTTTGTTGGCATTTTCTTCTAAATAAGTTGGTGGTTATTTATTCCATTAGTTATTTATGTTCCATAAAAGACGCTTTGTACCTTTATTTCCAGAAAAATATGCTGGGGATCCTACATGCATCATAATGCGCAGTTCCTGGGAAACTAGGTTTGCAGGATGGTGCGATAAAAATCCTGCAGTTATTAAGTGGACTTCAGAAGAAACGGTAATACCGTATCGTTGTCCAACTGACGATAAAATTCATCGTTACTTCGTTGACTTTCAAATACAGATTCGTCAGACCAGTGGGCAACTCAAGACATATTTAATAGAAGTTAAACCAGAGAAACAGACACAACCACCAGTGTATCCTGGAAGAAGAACTCAGCGATATATTACTGAATCTGTGACCTATATCAAAAATCAGGCTAAATGGAAAGCAGCTACCGAGTATGCAAAAGATCGTGGGTGGGAGTTTAAGATTATAACAGAGAATGAACTCGGTCTAAAGTAAGATAAATAATTATATGGCTACAACTAATAAAACTCCATCCATGCTAGACGTATTTGAACGTAATAAATACGACCTCAAATCGTCTTCTAAAAAATCCAGAGCATGGTTTAATCAACAGGTATTGCTGCTAAGCAAGCAGTCAATCACACCTAATAAGTTGATGCAGAATGCTTCTAATCTTAAGGCAAGAATCATTCCTGGCAATCTTTACATGTTTTTCTATGATCCAAAACTGAAAGAAACCCTACCATACTACGACAGGTTTCCACTAGTATTTCCATATGCGTCAACACCAGATGGGTTTATTGGTTTAAATATGCACTATCTTCCATACCCACTACGTATACAGTTGTTAGATCGTTTAATGACATTTAAGAACAACGATAAGATGGATGGAACTACAAGAATTAAATACTCTTGGGCACTAATCTCAGGTGTGTCGAGATATAAAGCAGCTGAACCTTGCATTAAAAGATATCTAAGTGATCATGTTAAATCGCCTTATAACAAGGTTGACTCTTCTAACTGGACAACAGCAATGATGTTACCAGTTGAACGATTTGTCAAATCACCAAAAGAAAGAGTTTGGAAAGACTCTCAAACTAGGATCGCAAGATAATGGAAATTTCAAAATTCGTTAGTCAGATTGGACCAAGTGGTCTCGCTAGAACAAACAGATATTCTGTAATACTTTCTACACCTCCTTCTGTTCAAACTCAGTTTAGTTTAAATTTACCAAAAATTTTATTGTTCTGTGACACATTAAACCTTCCTGGACTAAATGTAAATACAACACAAATTAGAACATTTGGTGAGGTTCGTGAGATACCTTATGAATTTAACTACGATGCAGTCAATATGACATTTTATGTTGATGGTGCGATGGAAGTTAAAGGATTTTTTGATGCATGGATTAAAAGTGTGCAACAAGGAGAACGCAGAACATTTAATTACTATAATCAATATATTTGTTCGCAGATGCAAATTTATGTAGAAGACTTGGCTAACAAAGCAAGATATGCTGTAGAACTATATGAAGTTTTTCCTAAAACAGTATCTCCTATTCAAATGGGATATGAGCAAAAAGATATAATGAAGATACAAGTGACGTTTATGTTTAAGT